CCAAGCAACTACATTTTCAGATCGTTGATAAGTTAAACCAGCTAAAACTCCATCCTCTCTAACACACCAGATAATACTGTCTGGTTCTTGTTGAAAAGCCATTTGTGTTATTCCAGATTTTGTAACTGTATCATTTAGAATAGTTAAATCTGGTGCAACATAACCATCACTATCAAAGTTATATGCAAGCTCTCTAATTTTTCTCTTTGCTTTTTGTAAAAACAAAACTGCATTCCCAGCTGGAATAGCATCCACACCAGCAGATCCAAAAGAACTTTGTCTTTTAATCGTTACATTGGTTGGAGTGATACTTGCATCAGTTCCATCAGCAGAAACTGTAAATTCGCCTCCAGATGTTCCAACAATTAAAGTTCTTACTGCTTTTAAATATTGAATGGCATTAACCTGGTTAGAAGCAATTGTATAAATCATTGCATCATCAGCAGCTGTTCCAGTAGTAAAATTTTCGTAATCTCCAGCTTTTGAAAACCATAAAGTCTGAGGATTATTATTTGTGTTTGCAAAAACTAATCGTTGTTCAAAGAATGAAACACAGCTTGGTCTATCATCTGCACCAGATATTGGTAAAGATGGAGATCCAGTAAATGATACTGTTGCTAATGTCCAATTAGTGTGTCCAGTTCTACTTAACTTTCTTACATCATGGTTAGGATGACATAAGTACATAACATCAGCAGACTGAGCAAATTTAATATCAAATAATTCTGCTTCTAAGTATGGAGATGAAATTTCATAAGCTACACCTCCAGATAATATTTGACCTTTGTCTTTATAAAATCTGATGTATTGATCTCCAAATTCTAAAATATAAGTTTGTTCAGTAGAGAACTCAAAAGGAATTAATCTACACTTTTTAGAACTATCTTTAACTTCAGAAATAAATTGTGTGCCAACTCTTCTAGTAGCAGCTCCTTGTGGATGAACTAAAAAGTTCTCCATGGTTTTAACTCCAGAAGAATATTTATCAAAATCTGTTCTTCCATCTAGCTTGGCAGAAAATTCTCCAGAGACAAATGAGGTTAATGCTAAAGTTGTTCTTGGCATATCTTTTTAAAAATTTCTTGTTGAGTTAATCCTTGTTCATCTTTTTTACATTTAGTCTTAGGATCAATTTCACTTTCCTCAATAATTTCTACTAAAGCATATCGATAAACTTTACTGTCATCTCCCCATTGAAAATGAAGTAATGATTTTGGTTCATTGTATTTATCTATTAATCTTGGATCAAAAGATGCTGTTGTCATCTACAATCTTGCGTTAGTAAATTCGTTACTCTCAACTGTTCCTAAACTATTTTCTGTTGCATCAATAAATCTAGCTTCTCTTAATCTTTCATCAGCTCTTTCCATATAGTTCTTAGCTAATGTTGCATTGTTAGTTACTGCATAAGCAATATCTGCTGCTAATTGATGTGAAATACTTTCTTGTAAATAGGTGTCGTAATTATTTGGATCTGCATCTATAGCGATATAAACTAAATACAGAGTTCCTTCGTTTGATTTAATTTTTCTTCCTTCAACAGCATAATCTATATCACTTTCAATACTGTCGGTTACACCTGTATGAACTTTTAAAACTCTCAAGCAATCTGATGGTAAAGTATATTGAAAAGAATATTCAACAACAGGAGCTGTACTATCTTGAGCTAATTGAACTCTTTTAGTTAAACAGTTCCAAGCATGACCTCTAAATACTCTATTTCTTACTGGTTCATATCTTTGATTACAAAGTCTAGCATTTTTACTATCGTCAGTTAATGCTGAAATAGTTGATGCACCTAATAAGTTTAAAGCTGAATTACAAATATCTACTACTGATGCCATTATGTTTTCTCCACTATGATTTCTTTACAATGAAATCTTATTGCTAATTTTAATTGGTTTACTTCATCTGCATCTATTCTTGATAAAGCTTTTCTAGATAAACTATATCCTTCTAAGATACATTCGTTGTAATTTTTAAATTCTGGTTTTTGTATTTGTCCTAACAAGCATTCTGGTTGTGGTCCGTTGAATGAACACAAATATAAAATAACAATGTACTTCACTTTAACATTTCCATCTTCGTCTTGCTTGTCTGATCCTTGAGTTTGGATTATTTCTAGTTTTTGCAGAAGATCTCTTCAGTTGTCCTAAAGATCTTGCGCAATATGATTTTCTTCTTTTCGCAGCTTTTGATCCTGGTTTAACTTTACCAGTTACTGCTGTTTTTAATTTTGATCCTGGATTAGCTCTTCGATAAGCTTTCACTCCAGCCTTTGTCATTCCAGCACCTTTTTTTGTAGGTCTGTAATTTTTTTTATTTCTTGAAATTGCTCTTGCCATTTAACTAATGCCTGGCGGATTTCTCCGCCAAGCAAAATGATTATTGACTACTCAACTGTGTAATAAACCCAACAATGAATAGAGTTACTTATAGTAGCTCCACCAGTTGTGATTATAATATCAGTTTCCGCAGTTGTTCTATAACCCAGACCAGTCATCGCAGTATTAGCAGCAGTAGAGCCACCTAACATTGATTGAGTTTGACCAGCAGCATTCCATGTACCAACAGCAGCTAAATATCTGTCATCGTCTCCGCTGTCTCCAACTTTCAAAGTTGAAGAAGCTCCTAAAGCATCACACTTTAGAACAACATCCATTATAGTTGCATTAGCTGGAACTCTACCAATCGTTATATCTGATCCAGATGCAAGACTTGAAGCTTCATAATTATCGTATGAAACTCTCATCTTTCCACCAAGAACTTCGCTGTCCACTTTAACAATAGGATCAGCAGTTATATTTGTGTAATTAACACCTTTAACACTTGCCATGATATATATCCTCCTATTGATTAAGCTTCATGAGCTTCGATTGTTACAACTTTATCTTCTTCCATTCTAGTTGCACCGATTGACTGGCAAACATAAACTTGATGAGCATAACCTTTGTCAGATCTCTCATCAATTCTAGTCATTAAGTCTTGACCGATAGCCATCTTGCAACCATCCATTGCCCATACTAGGCAAAGTCTTTTAGATGATGCAGATGTAAGTCTGTTAGACACAATAAAGTTGAAGCCAAGGAATGAATTAACTTCTCCATTCGCTAAAGCTTTAACACTATTAAAATCGCTTGAAGTAACTTCAGTAGTTCCTAATAGATCTGTGATCTGTTTTGGAGATACTGCAATGTATCTAGCGATTGATGGATCAACTGAAGCTGCATCCAAGATCTCTTTAGCAGATCTTAATTTAGCAATAGTTAAACCATTAGTACCACCTTCAGTTATCTTTTGGCTTGAAGGAAGAGCAGTAGCTGTTGAGCCAGTCTCTCCAGTATAAGCTGTTCCAGATAACGCAGCGATAATTTCATCGTCTTGAGCTCTTCCTAATGCGTAAGCAGCAGCAGAAGCATAAGCCGATGTTGGATCGATTAGAGTACGAATTTTATCTTGATTATCGATCAAGTCTGCATACTCATAATCAACAAGACTAACTCTTCTTCTTGCATGTGGTGTATCCATCTGTGGAGTGTCAGCATGTCTTGTAGTTCTTTTAACTGCAAGAGCACTTCCGACTTGGTCGAAAAATGCGTTTTTGCCAACAACAGTTTCAACATCAACAGCAGATCTCAAAAGTGAGCCTTTTTGTTGTGATAGCATTTGTACATTGTTTGAATACTGCTGTACAAAAGCTGTAGTAATTTGATTAGACATATTTTCTAATCTCCTTATGTTGTTATGGTTGATTTAATCGATTTGGTTATCTCCAAGAGGAGGTCGCATCTGTAAATTTTAAGACTTCACTTTGTCTTTTTTCTTGGCGGTCTTTTCAGATTGTCGCTTTGAAACTTTAGTAACCCAGTCAAAATAATTTTCAGCTATTGGCAGAGGATCTCTACGATCATTCTCTGGACCAAATTCAGTTGCTAGTCTTAAACATTCAAGTCTAACTTCTGTGTCTGTTATTATTTCGCCTGGCTCAAATTTTTCATTAGCCATTTAACATCTCTCTCAACTTCAAGACTTCTTGAACTGCTTTGTTATGATTTGGATGTGTCTTAATCCAATAAGCAGAGCCTTCTTGAGTTAGTTCGTTAATTTCTTTTTCGATGTCTTTAGCTGTCATATATTCAGATCCATCGCCTTTGATGATTTCATCTTCTGATAATTTGTCAGCTAGGTCAGAAAAAGCTTTTATGACTTTAATATTATCTCCAAGTCTTGAGCCATCTTTAAGATAAGTATTTTCTAAAAAATCTGATCCTAAAGAATTAACTGCAAGCTTTTTAGCCTGGTCAAGTCTTTTACTAAATTGAGGTCCATACTCTTTCCTAAGTTCAGTCTCTGTCTGTAATTGAGCTTGAGCAGCAGCTTCTTCTTGAGATGCAGCATTATTGCTATTCATCTCATTATAAAATTTAATTAAGCTTTCAGCTTGTCTAGGAAGTAATCCTAACTTGTGAGCTTCTTTATTAAATTCTTGAACTTGGTTTTGATCCAACTCCACATCCTTGAGATTATATTTATAATCTTCTGGAGTTTCTGGAGCACCCAGTCTTTTAAATACTTCATGCCAATCCTCTTCGGTTGAATGTTTATTTGGAACTGGAATTTTGTCAGCTCCAACTAACTTTTGTGCATGGAGATAACTTTTTACGAAATCTTCCATGTTGTTAAAATTATCCAAAGCTTTTTCTTCTTTGAAACTTTCAGGAATTAAATCTTTAAAATTTACTTCCTTTGGTTGTTCTGTCTCTGTTAAGACAGTTTGAGGTGTTGCCTCAGTATTATTCTGAACAACAGTCTCTGTTTGCTCAGATTGCACCTCTGGTGCAGTTGTCTGATTTTCCATAATTTACCTATTGGTTATTTTGATTTAAGCATTGCTTTGATGAACAAAAGAATTGATCTTTGTCCTTCAAGGAATGCAGTTTCATGACTGTTATCTTTTGAGAAAGTAGTCGTTCTCTCATGACATCTTATAGAGATGTCCTCTAAAACTCTTTGACCTTCTTCAGATCCAAAAATAATTTTGTAATCTTTAATTAACTGAAGGTATTTTTTATTGTTGTTCTGATCCATTTCCATTTATTGCATTCACCATTGGTGCTGCGTTCTTAGCAACTTGACTTTCTTGCATTGCTTGCATCATCTGTTGTTGCTGAGCTTGAGCTGCTGCTCGTTCTTGTCTTAACTGAGCAACTTGACTATCTGATTTAATAATCTTAGCTGGTAATCCTAAAATTTTAATTATCTCTTTTACAAGTC